CCGTTCGCTTTACTCTGTAATCTTATTTCAGGTCATGACTCCTATTTCGATTACAACTCAGTATTGGCCGTGCCTGCAGGACAGAGGACCCATTGACTGTGCGCTGCCCAGGAACACTGGGATTTTCCACAACACCACACCTAATAAGTTGTTTCTTCAAAGAAGCACCGTGTCGTAAGAGATTTGCACTCTTTCCCAACGCGATGTGTCCTATCTACATAGACGAACGACCTACAGCTTGTCGCGAACAGCCGTAGTGATACTTCCGTGAAGAAACAACCTTTCGATTGTTTCTGGTTTCCAACAATGTCAAACAACGTATTCAATAAAAAAGGCGGGGTTTTGGCCCCGCCTTCAAGATCCTATTTAAGGAGCTTTAAGCGAGACCCGCTGCCATTGCTACATATCCTGCAGCAATAAGTTCACGGGAAGCTTTACCAAAATGATACTTCTGTGTCTTACGACCCTTGGTATCAGAATATTCATTCATGTAAATAGGATAACCGCTACGACGAAGGCGATAAACCATATCATGAGGATTACTGATATTATAACGAGCAGCAATCTGCTTAGCAGTGAGCTTTTCACCGTAAGTAATGAGAGCCTTCTTAACACGAGCAAGCTTAGTCTTCTGCATTCTATTTCTCCTAAGTGACATTATTTAGTAGTTACGTTTCACTAAATTGACATTCTACTACAAAATATCAACTATTTTTCCACTCATATCTACAGCACGTACTCTTTGGTTTGGAAACCTTGAGGCGAGCTGCTGCATCTCAGACAATATACGCTGAGAATTATTAATGGTAACGCCAAGGGTTTGCCAGTTACCAGATATATTCTGCAACTGAATTTGAACGTTATCCATATTATCCTCTCCTAGACTTGGAGCCAACTTGCGTTAAGTCTGTTTCAGGGGTAGCATATTGCAGACCACCCTTATTAAACAGAGGCATAACACGAGATGCCTTATCCATAATAGCTTTACGAACTTCTTCAGGCTCTTTATGAAGGTTAACCATAACACCACGTTTAGCGCAGGAAGAAGCAGAACCTGACATACCCGACGAAACGTAGTTAGAACGGTCAACCATCATATTTTCAGTATATCGTGATTTCCATTTGGAGTCAAGCGGTTTTTTTATCTTTTTTAGCTGATCAGGGTGAATCCCATTTTTCATCAGCCAATTATCGTGAGCTTCGGTATTGTATTTTTTAGGCTTGCGTTTACGAGTATTTAAACTCGTAACATAGGCTGGCAAAATATGCATTGACATAAGTTATCTCCATATCAACCATATTCATATACTAGCCTAACCTTTTATGGAAGTCAATAGCTAAATTTCGTCTTGAGCTAATATTTCATTGTCCTTTTCAAAATTTTCGACAATTATATATTTTGCATCTTTATCTAATTCAGCATAGGCTTCGAGCATCCGCCTAATTTTATTTAATCTAGTAATAACATCAGTGATAGTTTTATGACAGGCTGGATCGTTATAACCCTCTTGTAAATCCAAAAGGGCAGCATCAAGATTAGAATCTGCAGAATAATCTACATGAAACTTTATTGGCGTTCCATCTTTTTGCATTTCCTCTTGAGTAATTAAAGGAGGAAACAAAATACTCTTAATTAATTCTAATTTTTCTTGATCAGGCGTATCAATTTTTTTCTTTATTTTCCACGGAAATTTCATAATATAATGCTCCAAATTATTTCTTTTTTCTACCCATATTATATTTTGTTTCTAAAGTCCATTCGTCTTTTTCTTTATGATTAATAATTTTAATCTGACTAATGGGTGTTAAAGGAGCCTTAATACTATTTGGTTCTACAACTTTAAGCAAGCCCCAGTCTTGGAGAAGTTCAGCTATCTTGTTACGGCGACCCTTATCTTCATCTGAAAAATTAGAAGGTTTGCCATCAATCGCGAACATCTCTTTAAAATGGACGATGTAATATTTTCCCTGTTTGTGAAAAATATGACAGGACTGATAAAGTTTCTTTTCTTTTCGGGAAGCCACCCCGATTCTAGTAAGAGTTTCTTTTATTTTGAGAAAGTCTTCTTCTTCGGCTATCTTTACCTCAATTAGAGAGTTTAACAAATCATTCATTTCTATCCACCTTTTTCTAATTTTTTTCTTATTTCTTTTAAATTTTCTTTAGAAAGGATGGATAATGCTACCTTTGCTTTATGAATACTGTAACCAAAATACTCTTGAATTGCATCAATATCATTATCTTCTTTTCTCTTAGCCCATTTAGAGAACTTCCTCTTATTAGGTCGTATCTTATTTATTAAATAAGAGAATTGAAGTTTTTTATCAATGTGGTGATTCATATTCATTTCTTGAGCATAAAAGATCGTATCTTTATGATATGACAATGCTCTATTGGTTAGAAAGGGCACGTATGCCTTTTCTGTTTGTTCGTCAGTTATTAGATCTTTTTTAGTTGTAAGGATAGCGTTTACATAATCAAACGCATCCATTATTCGAATTCCAATTCGATCATCATTTCAGTCAGACAAGACATAAGATTAATTTCTTGATCTGCTGAAAATGCAGCCTGATACTGATACTTAGCAAGTAGCATAACACACATAGGTACGCTTTGCTTTGTTAAAAATTCAGAACAGGTATCGTAAATTTTACGAAAAATAGTATTCTGATCGCTGTCAAGGTTTTCAGTTACCCACTTACGAATACCTGTAAAATCTTTTTCCTTCAACATATTAGTAAGTTCTCTCAAAGATACCTGTTGAAGGTTAGCGAGAATACCAGAGTCAATAGCACCTGTAGCAGAATAACGCTGTAGCTCATTAAGTACACGACGCCAGTCAGGAAAATGCTTTGTGATAACTTCAGCAATTACAGCAGATTCATATTTAATAGATTCAGAATTAAGAATAAAGTTTACTCGCTTCATGAACTGCATGGCGAGCTTACTCATATCTTTCTTGCTTATTTTAAAATCTACGACAGAGCACCTAGAATGCAACGGTTCAATAATTCTGTTTTTAAAGTTACAGGTGAGAATGAAACCACAATTTCTGGAGAACTCTTCCATAAAATTTCGTAGGGCTGGCTGTGTGGAATTAGCGTTGAGGTAATCTGCCTCGTCAAGAATGACGTACTTACGTCCACCTTGGAGAGAAACTGTGGATGCGAAGTTAAGGATTTCATTTCGTAGTGTATCGATATTTCCATTCATAGATCCGTTAATTACGATATAGTCACAACCTAGCTGTTCAAGCATGGCACGAGCAACCGTTGTTTTACCAACACCAGCAGAACCAGATAGGATTAGGTTAGGGATATTCTTCTGATCAACAAACTGTTGGAACACAGCTTTTAATTCAACTGGAAGAATTGTTTCTTCAATAGTTTTCGGGCGATACTTTTCAACCCAGAGAAAATCTTCATTCATCACATTTCTCCATAATAAAAGGGAGGGTTATTATTAACCCTCCCGAAGTAAAAAGTCAACTTAGAAAGTTGAAGTAGATTCAACAGCAATCCAGTATTCCACATCCTTACCCTTAAAATGTGAAATACCACGAGAAGAAATATCTACATCATAATCTCCAGGGATAATTCGAATATTTTCGAACTTAAAGATTACCTTGAAATTAAGATTTGTTTCTCCAACTTCAACTGAATACACATGCGAAGAAGGATTCTTAGTATCTGCAGCCTGTACATTGATTTTACCATCAGATCCTTGAATGATAATTTCAGGCAGAGAATTAACTCCAGCTGCACGTTCGACCCTCTTAAGAATTTCGTTAGTAAGAGTAAATTGTACGTCTACAGAAGGAAGACTGATTTCCTTATCAGGAACCTTTGTAACTGTATTTTCATCAGAATAAACATAAGACTGACGACTCTTACCTCCCTCCTCTACAATATCTACATGCGTATCCTTGAAGTTAAGTTCAGGCTTATCAAAAAGGCTCATAACAGAAATAAACTGATCCAAATTGTAAACCGCAAACTTCTTTTCAAAAGTTGTAGGAACTGTAGCCTTAGCCATGATAGTTTTAGAAGTTGAAATAGTCTTAACGACATTTCCTTCTTGAATCAAAATGGAAGGATTAATCTTAGCAAAGTTCTTAAGAACCTCGATTGTATTCACATCAATATTCATAATGTACTCCTATTTTCACTTCTTAGATTTGCCACCAAGTTGGCTAGGATCTGCGGTTGCAGAAGCTCCGATAGATGCAAGGTCGGCAAGAGAGCCGCCAAAAATATAAGTCCCAACATGCTGCATCTTCATCCAAGGACAAAACCACGTACGAAGTCCAATTGCCTGAGCCTTTTGACAGAACCAATAATCTTCTGAAAGATAACGCTTGGAAACTGGATCAATTTCCGCCTGGAAATACTGAAGGATTTCACGGCTACCATCAAAATGTTCAGTACGAACATGGTCAGGCTTATAACTATACTGTTGATATTCAGAAGTAAACTTCTTTAAAGCTCGCTTACTGATCATCATAAAACCAGTACCGATTTCAAGAACTTCACAAGGCTCACTGATTTGAATAGTCTGTTGACCTCCCTTTGGGTTGAACACAAAGTCACCAACGAACTTTTCAAGAACATTTGGATCATCATCAGCAATACCCTTATCTACTGCTGACTTAATCTTTTCCCAGCTAATACACTTTTTAGGATATGGACCACCGATAATATCGTACTTTTCATCCTGCGCCTGAAGCGCCATCAAAGCAATAACATCTTGTGGGTTGAATCCAATATCTGAGTCAATGAACATAAGATGTTCAGCATCAGAACGCATAAACTCATCTACACAATAATTACGTGCGCGAGTAATCAGAGATTCATTAAACAGGTAATACATCTGAAGAGGAATACCATACTGAGTACAAATAGCAGACAAATCTGCACTTGACTTAGCAAACATGCCAGCACACATACCACCATACATTGGCGTTGCTAGAAAAAGCTTACGCTCTCTTAGAGCTTCAATCGGAACATTAATTTCCATTACTTATCATCCTTATAGTGATCAACATATAAACACATCAATGTGTAGTGAAGAGCCTTCATCAAGTCGGCTTTATTATTTCCATTCTTCTTTCCATAACGCCAAAGATACTTAAGCGCAGTATTACGGAACGTAGGTGTGGAATCACCTAATGCAATCCAAGCATCAAAACATTCAATATTAAAATCTTCTGTTTTATAATGCTCGAGATAAGACTTATCTAAATGAGCCTTGAAGTCTGCAATAATTTGATCTTCAGCATATTTATAATTTATATTACGTTTTTTTGCCATAGAAGAAACTAATTCTTGCATTTCATTTTCTAAAGTGTCAGTGCTATGAGCATTAACAGTCATCGGTTCAACAATAGTATAATTAACATTCGCCATGTTTAAAATTCTCCATAATAGTTAGTATTTCATTATAAACTTTTTCTTGTTCTTCATATGTATTGTTACTATACTTATGAATATTAAAAAGTAAACTCATATTTGATGTTATATTTGATATTTTAGTTTCTCGCCCAGCAAGCCAAGTTTCGTTTTGTGTGCTTCCTCTTTCTTTGTATCTTTCTTGTCTGATAGACTTATCAGTTACAAGATGTATAATACTCGTATCATATTTTTCAACACAATGTTCTAAAAAGGAAGATGTAAAAAGTCTATCACCTTCAAAAAGAACAATAGCATGTTCGGGTAGTTGTGCAAGAAATTTAATAGCTTCTGGCTGAACTGCCATACTCATACGATCTGTTCCTGAAAATACTTCGCCTTCTTCATACTTACCAAGAATAAAAATTTCGAAATATTGAAGATATGGAACTAGCTTATATTCATTATATTTTGGAACTGCTTTAATAGTCTTAATAATACGTTTCATCAGAGTAGATTTGCCAGATCCAGGCTCTCCACCAATAGCAATAACTTTCATTCAAAAAATCCTTCAATGCCGATGCTTTTATTTTCAAAAAGCCCAGTTGCATCTAATATATTATTATCAAGGTACAAATTCATTTTACTATTATCTATATTATTAGTCAATAACTTTTTATCTAAAGTTTCGATTCTTGAATCCCACAATGGTTGCCAGTCAATACCAAACCAACCATCTTTTTCACACTGTTTAATTTCTTCTGCTTGACGGTCAAGATAGTATCCAAGATATCTACCCTTTGATTTGCGAAATAGTTTCTTGAATGAACACAAACAAGTTTCCATATCAAAATAGTCTGTATTAGGAAACTCTTGTTTTACTTCCTGTAAGATATAATAAGCCTGTCCTTCAATATAGTTTATTTGACTTGGTGAAAGCTTTTGATCATACCATTCATCAAGTCCAAGAGCAAGTAGTAAACCATTACGATGTGAACGGCTACCATCATGATCATCTAGCATTAAATTAGTTGGTTCAATTGGCATATTACAACACTGTTTTAGTGTTTGTAAATAAAACCAAGTTGAGTACCTGCCAAACTTATGGAACTTACTTTTTACTTCTGGCCAGAGCTGTTCGAAGTTTTCTGTTGATGTGCCTGTAAGGAATGGTTGAAATGCTTCCCGTTGAGACTTATCACCAACCCATTGTTTGTAGCTTTCGAACTGGGCTGGAAGATGACCTTTATTCCATTTGGTGTCAGTTTGATAACGGAGCCGTTTGTAATTGTCATTATTCCATTTGCGGAGTCGTTCAAGCCCGACGAGTTCGAAATCTGGAAACTCATTCCATATCACCCATGTAGTAGGAAGATAATACGTTGTACCATATATCCAAGAAATCCAAAGTTTTTGCTCTTTATTATGTTCAAATCTATCAAACAAATAATTAGTCATATGTATAGCTGGGTCGCAATCTTTTATAGAAAGCGACCAGAGATACCAATTTTTAAAATTTTTAACTCTGGTTGACATATTTTTCCAAAGCAGTTTCGAGAAACTTAACAACGCTTTTATGCATTTCTGACCCTTTAGCAAATCCAGGATCTGGTATTTTTGGAATACCAATTAAGTTGCTTATTCTAATTGATTTTTTAAAAACATCAACCCCAAATTTTTCTTCAAGTTTACTTTCATTACTGTTATCCATATAAAAAACAATATCAGCCCAGTCAATCATTTCTTGAGAAATTGGAGTTGATCTGATACCTTCAGTTATATACCCAGCATCATTTAAAACTTCTCTCATTTTTTTAGAAGTAAGTTCATTACCTTTTGTATTTTTAAGAGCAGCACTTTTAACTTCCCAATCTGGTTTCATTTTTTTAAGAATAATTTCACCAGCAGCTGAACGATTAATATTTCCATGACAAACAAATAAAACTTTCATCGAATCAACTCATATACTTGTTTACTAGAGGTATCAAGATTATCAATATCAATTTTATTTCGCAAATCATTTAACCTTTGTTCTACAATTTTGCGAGAATTTTTATCAAAGTTTGTATATTGATAAACTTGTTCAGTTTCAAATTCATACTCAGCAAACTTAGGAAACTTATATACACCTTCATAATATATTTCACGTGGTGAAACATCATCAAGGTTCAATGCTGCGTTAAGAAAATCACGACACCATTCAATACAAGAGCCAAGCTCAATATGATCTTTTGTTCCTGGAAAATGTCTAAATTCGATAGTATTAGTTTCTTCCCACATTTGCCTCAAATTAATTCCTGCGCGAGGGCACTGGAACCAAGCAGGTTTACCATTCTTATCTTTATGAGCATGATTCTCATAAAACTCCTGAGTAGTATTTGACATCATCATAGCATGAAAACGAGCAGGAGGAAGTTTATGCTGATGTGATTTATGACGACGATTCATTCTTTTAATCGCCCACTCATACTCTAAAAGAGTCATCTTATTACGGTCTGGATGAGGAATTGTTTCTACAATATCAAAAGCTTGTTGCTGAAATCTATCAATGTAAGTTAAAAGCTTTTTACAAGCAGCTAAATTATCTTTAAGACCAGGAACACGAATATGAATATGTAAATTACTACGATAATTTACTATCGCAGTAGGTAATGAATCATTGATAATTTTGATATGTTGGATTTGTTCTTCAATTGTGTCAGTTGGACGAGTGTTTATTTCACCACCCCAACGATAAAGTTTACCAACAGGATCATTAGCAATACCTGTACTACTTACACAGGTATTATCTTTATCATTCCATTTGGCGCCATCAGGTAAATCTGCTAAACGATCGCAGTTACCATATTCTAATTCGACACCATAACTATATTCTTTTAAATCATAAAACATTCAAGACTACCATTGTTAAATTTTTCACTAGCTTGTTTAATAATTCTCTTATGATCATCTATAAATCTAGATGCATCATAAGTGTTGATAACAGTTTTACTTAGGTGAACTCTATAATCATATGGAAGACTAATACAATAATCAACATGTTTTTTAATTTGTGAAGGTATTGATTCTTCTAATGATCGATCACATAAAAATAAAGCTTCTGGGGGCAGATGTTCTGCCTCAGCTACAGATTTATTTCCTGGAACAATATAAGGTATTCCTCTAGTAGCATATTCTAATGAAACAATACCAGTAGATTCGTTGCCCATGCCCAAACCAAAAGCAGCTTCTGAAATACCATTCAGTATTGTTTCTCTAGGAGCATCAATATGAAAATTCATAAGACCAGAATCTACTAGTTTATTAAACTGATCAGTTGCAATTTCAGTACCGCCATATTTAATAAAACATTCAATTGGATAATTACATCCGCTTTTTAAGTAATTTTTTAAAGCAACATGCGGATATTTTCCAGCATCCCATCGTCCAACAAATACACCATATCGTTTTGCTGGTTTAATTTCATTAGGTAATTCATCAATATAATGTATACAAATGGTATCATGAAAATAATTATTAAAAGCTTTTGCTTGATGTTTCGAAACGCCGCACCAAAAAATACTTTTTTTATTAAATTTATCTGTAACTGTTTTATCAAGAATCATAGATGATTTGTGATAATGTTCAAACACAATACCGACTGGATAATGATTCCAACAAGTAACCAAATGTTTACAAGAACTATCAAGTACAATATCTGGCTGTACTTGATTTATAATTTTAATTATTTCTTGAGAAGTTCTTTTTGTTTGCTCTATTTTTTCATTTCTGGGTAATGATATATCAAAAAAGTTTTCAAGAATAAATTGATTTTTATATTGTAAATTACTGCCAGCAGCAGTTATATAATAGGTATCATATTCGTTGGATAGAAGATTTTTTTGATTTCTTGTAAATTTCTGAGCGCCATTAGCAAGTTTATTTTTTAAATTGGGTTGGAAAAGGTTATCAATAATTAAAACTTTCACTGAAAATCCTCATAATTAGTATCCATAACATAACTTGAAATATGAAATTTATCAACCGTAAAAATTTCATACATTGGAACTTTTACAAAAAATTCTAATCCAGATCTTTTTAAGATATTTGCAGTTGAGGCGAATACAATTCCATTACCACCATATGAATAATATAATGGACGTTCTGCATTTCGAAATGATACAATTCTTTTATCATCATACAAAGCACAAACTGCCATTGAAGCGGGTTCAAAATGTTGGAGAGGGTTTAGATTTTCTTCCATTGCTCGCAAAACAAGCTCTGAGTCGTTTGAGGTTTCTGTTCTGAGTTTGTATTTGTCTTCCCAAGTTTCATGCGATTCTTGAGATATAACACCGTTGTGCGAAATAGATAATTTATCACTAGCCATAGGCTGGTTGTAACGCAAATCAGAAGTGGAATACCTAATATGACCAACACAATATAAATGTCCATCTTCGTTTCTCCAATCTTCTAAATTTTGATTCATTATGAATTGATCAGCAGGAATTGATTCCTTAATAGTATTTACAATACCGTTTTTAACATAAGAAACACCAGTAGCATGTTTACCACGGATCATAGATTGAATGAAAAGACTACGAACTAAATCGTAGTCTTTTACTGAAAAGTTTTTAATGGCTATGCCAAGAACACCACACATTAGAAAAATGCATCCAAACTTGCAGTTTCTTTTTTAACATATGGATCAGCTATATTATGAGCCGACAAATAATCATACCACTCTTTTTCAAACCACATATTCGGAGAAATACCATTCCAAAGATGTCTCTGTAAAGGATGATTTTGATTCAGTCTACGATCTTCAACATATTGTTTACGTAAATTTTCATATTCCCAAGAACCAAGTTCAACCATTTTTTCACGAAAGTACGCAACAATCGTCATGCGATCATTGTCGTCACCAATAAGCTCGTCGTTTGCATGAATACCTTCGTGATTATTCACAAGCAACATATCACCAGGCTGGAGATTAATAGCAATCCTGTACTCAGGGAGAATAAACTGACCACCACGCCATCCCTTACCTTCTGGACCAGTGACGCCACAAATATTGCTGAATCCAGTAGTAAGATCACCAGCATCACGGTGGCAGGCAGTGCGCCAGTTGTGGTTAACAGTAAGAGTAGTGAAGACAGTGTCAGAAATAAGGAATCGTCTGTCAAGTTTGCTGGCTTCTGCATTCTGCGCTTTCCATCTATTAGGAATTAGTTCACGAAACTGTGAATTGAGCTTCTGAAGATAGGCATATGAAAGAGCGAACTTTTCTGGATTTTTTTCAGTGTAAGCAGTTGCTCTTCCATAAGGAATACGTGGATAGCGATCAAAGTATCCAGCAATACCAGATACAACAGCCTGAGCATAATTAGTATCTGAAATATAATTATTAATTATAAAAATAGCATCATGTATTTGTTGTTCTCTAGGAAGAGTTTCAGCATTAGAAAGCCACTTATCAAACCAACCATGATATTCAGGATAAAGTTTAGATACTTCTGCGCGAAGCCAAACCTGACCACGTGTTTCTTCTTTTGAATTATTTTTATGAAAATCGCGAATAGATTGAATGGTAGTTCCGTCATCAAAAGTATTCAATGGGCGACTAAGAAAAGAAAGAATATCAATCTGTTCAGCAGTAACCCAGTCACGCCCACCACGAATAGTACCAGCAAGCATATTTCCACGAGGTCCAGCAGCAAGACCACGGTTTTGCGATTCTACTGCAGCATCTCTAAGACCAGCATATGCAGCATCACATTCTTCTTTTGTAAATACATTTTTACGATATTTGAAAATTATATTTGATTCATCGTTAATTCCTGTTTGGTTCCAGGCATAAAGATCACAATCACTATCAATGATACGATCATAATAATTATTATTGATAAAAGTTCCAAGAACTTCTTCTGAATCAATCTTAGGGCGAATTAATATTTCAACCATGATAATCTCCTTTACTATAAATGTCTAGTATATAGATGAAATTATAGCGTAATCGAAGCAATTTTACAAATATATTTTTGGTGTGACTTTTCTAATACGCTTTTGATATCAGGAGGAGTCCAACCTTCTGGCTTTTGAATTTTACCATCCTCTCGACGAATCACCTTGCCATCAACAAGCTTTGCCATATTGCTTCGATGCACCTCAGTAAAAACATCGTCCAAAGGAATGCCGTAAGAAACGGCAGTGCCACAAGCAATATAGATAATGTCAGCAAGGGCATCAGCAACTTCAACAATATCATTGAATGATTCTCCATCCAAATATTCGCGAAATTCTTCTTTAAGAAGTTTAACCCTGAGCTTGCGTTCATCGTCATCAGGAAACTCTGGCTTATCGCCAATACGCTGACCAAATGCCTGATGAAATTCTTTAACGTCTGTAAACATTGTCATTGGTTAATCCATTCTGGCGGTTGGCGATTTGTCCATTTATGAAGGTTTAATTTACCAACCTTATAATAATTACGATAATTAGTCAAGGGATCGTCTGATACAATATACTCTTCTGCCATACAAGAAGGCATAGGAGTTGCATCATAATCTGTTAAATTTTTAGGAGGAGATTGAAGCTGATATGAAAGCTCGCCTTGGCATTTATGTGTTTTACCATAACGATATGT